TCTGTTCGACGGTATTTACCAGGTGGACGCGAACATCTGGCAGAGCGTTAGCGGAACTGGCACGTACACTAATTACGGCTTGCAGATTGTGAAAAACGGTGTGACAGTGACACAGGCTTACAACGGGCCTGCAATTGCAAGTTACGAGGGAATAGCGGCATCCGACAAGATTCAGTGCAAAGCTGGGGATTACATCGAGCTGTACATTGCCAGCTCACAGAATGTGCCCTTGGGAGCAGCAGGTGCATCATACACGAACTACTTGGCGGTCGCGTTGATCTCGGCAGGTCCGGGGCCACAAGGTCAACGTGGTTCAAACTGGTTTACATACGCTGGCGCGGGAACACCTGCTGCCGGTACATTCACTGGTGAAGTTGACAATGATATGGCAACGCGTGCATCTGATGGTGAGATATTCAAGCGCATTGCCGGTGCATGGGTTGACCAAGGCTACAAGGTTCAAAGCTCCCCGGTCACGATGGACACCTGGCATCTCGTCGGCAACAGCGGCGAACCCGCCTTCCAGAATGGCTGGGTGAACTATGCGGCGCCCTTCGATATCTGTGGTTTTCGCAAGTTCCCAGATGGCAAAGTGCGGCTCAAGGGGCTGATCAAGAACGGGACCGCCGGCTCGGTGATCTTCACTCTGCCGGCGGCCTATCGCCCGGGTCATCAGAAGATTTATGCCTGTGACTCCAACAGCGCGGCTCATGCTCGTGTGGACGTTTACATCGACGGGACAGTGCTGGTAAGTACCGCCTCGACGGGAGCACCTGGTTACCTATCACTAGAGAACATCGAGTTCGACACTGAGACAGTGTCTGTGGTGAGTGGACCGCAAGGTCCTCCTGGCCCCGGTGGGGCAGCATACAGTGTGCAGCGCAAGTTGGGTGTCACAGGTGCCTATCAGGCAGTCACTGCTAACGCGACACTTACGGATGGCGCGGGTGGGCTAATGCGATTGTTGATTACACCAACTATTCCGGTATGGTGGGAAGTTGATGGCGAGATTGGCTTGGTGTCGAAGATTGATGCTGCTTATAACTACATATGTGGTGCACTACAGATGTCACCGGCCGATCAGGACGGCGAAGTGAACTTCTATCACTATGTGGAGCAGCACAGCCAGGTCAACACGATTGAGGGCCGCATCATGAAGTGCCTGTTCAGGTTGGCAGCGAACACTACATACACTGTGGTTATGCTGCTGGGAAACACCGACGGTGGCACTTGGCAGTATTACAGCGGACCTACACAGCTAAAGCTTTTCGCTAAGGCATGGGCCCAATAAGGGGAGGGTGAAAACTTGAATACTTACATTGTGTTTGCGCTCAACGCACCAAGGGTTGAAGGTGGTGCGCTACCAGATCCATTGCCAACATGGGCTGTCATTACTCAAAAGGAAACCGAAGCTGAGGCAGTAGAGTTCATAGTGCAGAGTGGAGCGCTGCCGGCAATAGGTGAAGTTCATGCTTGCGACATTACTAGCACTCAGTCCTTCAAGGTTACAACAGATGTTAGCCTTGAACAAAGTTCAAGCGTTTCAATACCTGGGACACCAACATCACCGCCGGATGAGACATCTAACAGGACATTAGATGCAATCAGTCCTTCGACAGGTGCTGAAGCTGGTGGTACACCAGTGCTCCTGAGAGGTAGCGGTTTGACTGACACAAGCGGCGTGCTGTTCGGTACTGCATGGGGTGATACCTTTGAAGTTATGGACGATGAGACAGTTAGCTGTTTCACACCACCAGGAACAGGAACAGTCGATGTCACAGTAGTTGATGGAGCGATGGGTAGTCCAGTACTGCAAGGTGGTTTCACTTATGGCTGATATCCGCTTTTGCGACATATCTGAACACCAGCCTAATGTTGACCAGCGGGCTTACTATAACGCTGGTTACAGGGTGTTCATATACAGGGCGCACAGCGGTTATCGACCTGACAAGGCTATGCCAGCGCGTCGTGAGGCAACACGCAGGGTACCATTCACTGCTGTTGGCATTTATCACTACTTGGTGAAGGACAGAGATCCTGCTGAGCAAGCGAGGGAGTTCATCGCTGCTGTCGGTAAGTTGGCACCGAACGAGTTTCCCATCTGTGACTACGAAGAGATTGCACCTGGCAACCAGATAAAGCGTGCTGAGGCTTGGTTGGGAGTTGTTGACAAGTGGGCCGGTTTCAAATCAAGTTTGTATTCAGGTGACTATTTCTTCCGGGCTTATCTTGGTGGTACACTTTCGTGGTCGCGTCCTACTTGGGTGGCAGCTTACGACAGTACCGAACCGAGTCAACCGCACACGTGGTGGCAGAATACAGACAAGGCAAGTTTCACTGGTATAGGAAGAGAGGTAGATGGTAATATTTACCATGGTACTCCTACAGACTTTGCCCGTCGTGTTCTTGGTGGGCGGACTGCTAAGCCTGTGGCTCCTGTACCGAAGTCAGAACAAGGGCTAGTTTCGCTAGTGAAGAAAGACGGCGCTATCGAAACGTTCGTTGAAACAAACAGTGGTGAAGTGTTCCATCGCTGGCAAAAAGGTGAAAACTCAGGCGATTGGGGCGATAAATGGTCATCACTTGGAAAGCCGGGTAAATCATGAGCATCAGTCCTCGTGGCATGGTTGACATTGAATACCTAGGCGGACCAAATCAACCATTGCCCACTTCTCCTCCTACTGAGGAGATCGGTTCGCTGACACAATGGGCGCCTGGTGTACCAGGTTGGAACACGTATGTCGGTGACAGTCTCGAACGCGCCCCTCAACTGCAGTGGCCTCAGTGCATTCAGACTTACTCGCAGATGCGGCATGACGCGCAGGTCCAAGGACTGTACCTTGGCACGTCGTTGCCCCTGCGACGCTACCACTGGTTGCTCGATCCGAATGACTGTGATCCAAAGATGGTGAACTTGCTCGCTCGTGACTTGAGCATGAACATCAAGAACCTTGAGCCACTGCCACAGCAAAAGTACCGGAACAGGTTTGACTTTGGTAAGCACATTCAGGATGCACTGCTCGCTTTGCTCATGGGTCATTACGCGTTTGAGCAGGTAGGTGAAATTGGCGATGATGGTTTGTGGCACCTCACCAAGCTTGCTCCGCGACCACCTGAAACCATCAGTCAAATCTTCATGGACTCGGTTGGTGACCTGATCGGGTTCAGGCAGTACTACTCACCTTCTTCGACGCAAAACCCAGGTTTGATCCCAGCTGATCGCGTCACCTGGTACGCATGGCTGATGGAAGGCGCAAACTGGGTGGGGCGTTCAATGTTGCGAGCATGTTATCGCAACTGGTTGAGGAAGGATAGGTTGCTCCGAGTGGACGCTCAGAAACAGGAGCGCAATGGAATGGGTATTCCTATTGCGGAGGCACCTTCTGGTATGAGTGGAGCAGGTCTTATTCGCCTCGACATACTCATGCGCAAGCTACGCGCTGGTGACATGTCAGGCGGTGCTGTCCCTAACGGCACAACGGTGAAGCTGGTTGGTACAACAGGTTCGCTGCCTGATACCCTCGCCTCCATCCGTCTGGACAACGAGGAAATGGCCCGCGCGTGGCTTGCCATGTTTATGCAGTTGGGACAAACAGAAACAGGTAGTCGAGCACTTGGTAGTGAGTTCATTGACTTCTTCAGTGATGCCATCGATGAAATGGCCTACTGGATTTGCCGTACGTTCACCGCCAGTGTAATTGAGAATTGGTGGGACTGGAACGTCGATCCCGATGCTGATTCAACTCCACAGTTGATGTTCACTCGTAATCCTGACACAGCATTCACCGGTCGTGAGTTCGCTTGGTTAGTTGAGCGTGGTGCAATCACCATGGACGAGAACTTGGAGAATGCGATTCGTGAGCGTTACGGCCTTCCTTCAAGGTCTCCTGGTCTTCCCAAGCCTGCATTGCCTGCTCCTCCCGGTTCAGAGCCTTGGCCTCCTGGGGCTACTCAAACTGAGACTCCACCGCTTGCACCACAGGCTGCTAGTGAACCCGATACCAAGGCTTCTGGGGCAGTAGGCGTCAACGGGTCCCAGAATGAGGAGCGGTCGGTGAGGGCTCAAGCGGCAGGCTCCCCTGTGTCGCTCCCAAACCGGCCGCTCCGTCGTGAGTTGTACCAGCATGAGATTCAGGCAGCCGTTGACTGGAACTCAATGGACACTAACTGGCAGAACACGCGTGACACCTTGGTTGCGCACGTGCGCCAAGCGCAATTGCGTCAGATCGAACAGTTGCATGACCAGATTGTTGCTGCTGGTAATGACCTAGATAAGTTGAGCAAAATCAGTGCTGACCCAACCATGGAAGCATTGCTGTTTACGGCGATGAGTAACATGGCAGTGCAAGGCGCGCATGATGCGCAGGCTGAAGCAGCGCGTCAGAGTGCAACGGTGCAGTTGCCTGATCTCACAGCATTGAGTAACAGTCAACAAGATCGAGCGCAGGCGGTAGACAAGTTCCTAGCATCGTCAATTACAGCGGCTGCTCAGTCCAATGCGATTCGGCTTGCTGGCGGTGCATTGAGCGGTCCTGATATAGCAGACAAAACGAAGGTAAAGTTGACTAACTTGTCTCCGACGTATCTGGCTGATAATCTTGGCAGCGCTTTGACAGCCGCAATGAACTCGGGACGAAGGGCAACAATGGCGGAAGGGGACCCGTCGCAGATCTATGCCAGTGAAATTCTCGACAACAACACATGTACTACCTGCATTGCTGAGGATGGTACTGAGTTCGTTTCCTTGGCTGATGCGGAAAGGTTCTACCCGTCTGGTGGATTCGTGGACTGTCTTGGAGGAGGTCGCTGCCGAGGTACATTGGTCGCAGTCTACGGTGAAACACCAGCGACAATTCAGTGAGGAAGGACATGATTACCCCACCTATCACATTGAGAATAGACGGTCGAAGGATTGCTGCGGCAGTACTGGATTCAGTGGCTACCGACACTGGAAACCTCACTCCTCAGTTCGTGACCGTTCCCAATGTCCCTATGGTGAGTACGGGAATCGACTATCCCACTAGCACCGGACCCATCACTCTTACTGAGAGGCACCTACAAGACTTGGTTGCGAGTCAAGACGACCCTGCTATTCACTCGCCACGTACCAAGATAGGCCACTCAGATCCTCGTTTCAATAAGTCCACGACACCTGACGGTGATGTACTTGACGGTGAGCCATCACTCGGTACGTGGATCAATCTGCGACTTGGTGACAACAACCAAACGGTGTATGGCGACCTGGTTGGGGTACCGGCATGGTTCGCCAGTATCATGTCAACAGCGTATCCGTCGCGGTCCATCGAAGGTAACTTCGATGTGGAAACTGTGACTGGGCACAAATGGGCGCTTGCTGTTGACGCGGTTGCGATGCTCGGTGTCATAGGACCGGGAATCACAACGCTCGATGATTTGCCGATTCTTTTCAGCGCCGAGGGCCCACCTGGTGTATCAGTCACTGAGCCAGAGGAAGGTGAACCAATGTCTGTCATCAGGAGCAGCGCAGGCCTTGTCGCACAAGTCAATCTTGATGATGTCCGTCGTGGCTACTACAGCTCACTCGACCCGAGTCAGATGTGGTGGTGGATTCGTGCTGTCTACTTCGACCCGAACGAGTTGATCGTAGACGACGATGAAGGCGGGTTGTATCGAGTCCCGTTCCAAAGTGAAGGTGAGGAGGTTTCCTTCGGAGAGCCTGTACAGGTCAAAATCCAATATGTCGATACACCGGCAAAGACCAAAGCTGCCGCGCTCATAAGGGCGTCGGTCGCCGCGTCACTTGGCAACCCGGTGATGACGTTCAATGCACGTGCAGATTCACGACCAGGAGGCTGTATGACTCCCGAGGAAGCCGCAGCGGTGCGCGCTCGCCATGGTCTAACACCCGAGCAACTCCCAGACGACGCGGACGACGCGACGGTGGTTCGGGTAGTTATCCAGGCCGCCAGCGCTCGGTCCGAAACAACTCCTCCAGCTGAGCCCGCTCCTACACCGCCGGCCCCTGAGGGCGATGACGGTGAGAACGGTGACGACGAAGGTAATGGTGACGAGGAAGTCACCTCCCACGGCATCCAAAGCACTGCCGCAGCCAGCAGGATCCCAGGATCATCTCCTATCCAGCTGCCTGAGGGCACCATCGTCGTTGACAAGGCGACTTGGGAAGCTGTTGCTGACCAAGCGCGTCAAGGTGCAGAACTCGCCGCTAAGACACGTGACACTGAGCGTGACACGTTCCTGAACACGGCGATCAAGGCGGGCAAGTTCCCTCCGTCCCGCAAGTCCCATTACCTCAAGGCATGGGACGCTGACGCGGAGGGCACCCGCGGCCTCATCGATTCGCTGGCAGTTGGACTTGTGCCAGTTGAGGCTCGCGGCACAGCAGGAACAGGTCAGATGGAGTCGGTGCAGGCTACCGACGCATCAGCGTACGAACAGAGCTGGTTGACACCGGCAGAAAGGCACAGGGTCAAGATCGCGCAGGACCAGGCATCAGGAGAAATGCAAATCCCGGCGGTTGTTCAAGGAGGTGACTGATGAGTCCCAACAACCTGGCAAATCCCTTCTATGACGAGGGTGATGAAGTCACGGGCTATTGCACGGCTGCTGTTGTCGGCATGACATTCGTGAAAATCTCCGGTCCTCGCCAACCGGGAGGGCCGAACCTTGTCAGTGGTGGAATCACTGACAGCGTTGTCGGTGGAACCATTTCCATTGCACCGGCAGCATTGGGTGACAAGGTACTCGGCGTCGCCATGTACGATCAGACGCTGGGTAACCTTGTGCCCGTCTTCCGTTCACCTAAGGTGATGCCCGTCACGGCAGGCGCGCCAATCACCGGTGGACAGGAAGTTCAGTCAGACGCCAATGGGAATGCAATTCCCCTTGCCGCTGGTAAGCCTGCCGGCCTGGCATTCGACAGCTGCGCGTCGGGTGGAATCGCTCAAATCTCTCTCTACTAGAAAGGAGTGATAGTGAGCACAGTCAATCAAGCATTGGTCCGGGCCGGTAAGCGTATCCAAGCGCGTTCCGAGGAAGCGCAGATTCAGGCCCAGATCCTTGCAGCCGGTCCTATAACCGCGCCTGCACCTGTGTCCCACCCGTTGGGCCCGCCCACGTTGGCCGGGACCTTGATGACGGTGGACATCATGCTCAACCAGCCGACGCGAGTCACTCGGATGATCATGGATCTCACCCTTCAGCGGTTCATCGCTGATCGGGTGTTTGCGTCTGCCGGTGGTGTTACCGGCGGTGCCGTGGTGTATGACCAGGCAACCATGAACGAGCTCTACGCGGCACGTGATGTTGAACGTGTTTCGCCGGGCGCTGAGTTCCCATTGCTCACCGGCGTTCAGCTGGTGCCCAAGGTTGCCTCCGTCGAGAAGTGGGGCGGCAAGGTCTACATCACAGACGAAGCAAGGGACCGCAATAACACGGTCCTGTACATGCGCCTCATGCGGCAGGTGGCCAACACCATCGTCCGCAAGATCAACGCCAGGGCAATTGCCGAGCTCAACTCGGCAGTCTCGGCGTTCAACCAGACGTTCGTCGGTCGTAACTGGCAGACGGTCGTCACCGCTGGTACAAACGCCAGCACCGCGAGCAACTACCCTCTGCGTGACTTTGCGCAGGCGGACATGATCGCAGAGCAGGACGAGTTGGGAGTGGCGTATGACCTCGTTCTGCTGAACCCGCAGGAATATGCCCAGTTGACCACCATTTATGGTGCCCAGTCACTGGCACAGTTCCTCACGTTCATCAACAAGCAGATCTATGTCTCCAACCGTGTGCCGGCTGGCACGGCGTACTTTGTCCAGGAAGGACAAGTCGGTGAGATGCGGATCGAGAAGCCACTGGGTACGGAGACCTGGCGGGAACCTGAGACAGAGCGGACCTGGTCCCAGTCGAGCGTGCGGCCGGTGATGTATGTCACCAACCCATTCTCAGTACTGGTGGCAACAGGCCTCGCAGGCTAAGGAGGGTACAGCAGTGTCGGCAACACGAGACAAGGGCAGTCATAGGGGAGAGCCAAACGTGTCTCTGTCCGGTAAGGAACTGCACACGGTAACAGTTGCCACCCGAGCGTTTCCTTACCGGATTGAAGAGGAGCATCCTTATGAGCCTGGCAGTATCCTTCCTCAGGACCGCACAGCAATGCGCGGCGACGTGGTTGAGGTACTGCCGGCTGACTACGCCCGTGGGATGCGCCTCAATGCCTTCCTCAAGGAGGGTGAGACAATCGAACAGTTGACCAGTGGAGGAGCATCGGACACTGAGCTTCAGTTCAGTGCAGCAGACGCCACCGACACAGAACTCATCAACTGGATCAAGGACGACAATCCCAGGGTCCAGCAGGTGGTTGACGCGTCGGAGGGTGACGGGGAAGTTGCGGCACGTTTGCTTGCCGCAGAAATTCAGGCAACTGGCAACGACCCTCGCAAGGGTGTCATCGCTGGTCTTGAAGCAGTGGTTGCGCGTTCAACGGAGTAACCCATGCCAGTTAGTGACTACACTCCTACCACGTCAGATTTAGCACTTCTTCTGCGTGCTAGGACTCGGGACGCAAACGGCAACATTACCGGTTCCTTCACTGACGACGTGACTGTTCCGGGAGACACCGATGCTGCTGGCCTTATTGACTTGGCTGCTGATGAAGTAGGCGAGGCAGTAGGGCCAGACATCGATACTGACTTCTGGGAATCAGGCAAGG